TTATAGCCGATCAAAGTGCCGTTCCCGCTTGGCAGCGTGGTGAGCATCTATCAGGCTTGCAACGGCACTTTGATCGGCTATAATGGTTTCCGGCAGCTTTGCCATTTTTGTCTCCTCCCATGAACAACTTGGGGCTGGCTCATCACCAGCCCCATTTTTTGTTGTTACTTTGCCCAGGGCGGTTTTGCGCTAGAAACAGCCGGTGCAGCGGTAGCCTTGGCAGCAACCGGCGCAGGAAGCCCACCGCCAGCAAGAGCGCGATAACCGCCAACATCGTTGCGGGCTTGCGTGTAGCCGCGCGCCACATCATCCGGTGATGGATGCTTGATCTTCACCTTGACCTGCAACTGGCCGCCGACAAGCTGGTCGCTATCTTCAAGGCGTGGCAGGCCAATGGCGCGCATAATCTCGCCAAGCTGTTGCCGGCCAATTTCTTCGGCCTTGGCAGACTGGTTGCGGATGTTGATCGCCGCAAAGATCACCCGGCCTTGATGCGTCGGCCCGGTGATGTCGAGACGCAAATCAATTTTCGTGCCGGTGCCGGATTTGGTCTGTCCAACTTCTGCCTTGGCGATCATGGCCGAATAAAGCCCTTCGGGCAGCAGTTCATATTCGCCAGTGCTGCCGGTGGGCAGATCGTCGGCGTTAAAGCTTTCTCCGAGGTGAGCCATTGTATCAATCCTTCCGTGTGATGGTGAAGCTAGGGCGGCCAGGCGTTGACGTGATAGCGTCAAGCAATGGCTGGGTGATAGTTGCAGCGGCAGCTTTCCATGCCGTTGCATTGATTTCCGGCTTCCACCGGAAAAGGCTGGGCAGATGATCGGCTAGGCCATGCTCTGCCGCCAGTGATTGCAGCTTGTCAGAATCAATCTTGCGATTGATGCGGCCAACAACCTTCACCGCATAGCCGTCACGGTCAAAGTTGCTGGTGCCGTCAAGATTAGCCGGCAAAGCCAACTCAAACGCCATTGCGTCCTCTAGATCGCGGCGTGTTTTAATGGCGGCTTCCTCAACTGCCTTGGCGTTTAGCCATTGCTGATAGATTGGCACGGTCACTGCATAGCCTCCATTGCAAGGACGTAAGCGGTCACGGTGAACAGCAAGCAGGCAAATATGCTGCCCCATGCTGCATTGACGTGCCGATCACGAATGTTGCCATTGATAACCGGCAAAGCGCCGATGGCGAATATCGCTTGTGCGATGGCGAGGGCAATTAGCATGACACACTCCCAATCTTTGCAATGATCGCGCCCAAGTCTGGCGCTTCCCATGCGTCAAGCTTACCGCTGCGGTCTTTTGCGCTCCACACGCCATCTGATTGGCACATAAGGCCGCGATAGGCGTTGCCGTCGCTGTCACGCTCCACACGCAAAGCAAAGCATTCATCTACATAGTAAGGCAAACCTTGCGTTAGGCTTTTGCCCGGCATTGCCGGATTAAAAAGCAGCCTGCCCATCTCATCCTGTGACTTTTCAAGCTTGGCAGACATATAAACATGCTTGCCCGGCAGATCGCGGAAGGCGCGAATCATTTCCTGCATAGTGGTGTTTAATTCACCATAAGCGGCCCGCCCGTCTTTGTTACGTTTAAGTTCGTGCGCCAAAACAACCTCCGCAACCTCGCTAATGCTATCAAGCGCCACCGACTGAAACTGTGCAGCCTCCGCGCTATCTTTGCACCATGCGTAAGCATCCCGCAGTTGTTCCATGTTTGTCACTTCAATGTAGGGAATGTTAAAATCGGCAATGCTTAACAAACCCGCTTCGGCACTGATTGCAATGACGTTTGGCAGCGTCGGAATAAGGCAAGTTTTACCCGATCCAGCTTGACCGTAAACGATCAGTTTAACGCCATTGGCAGCACTAATGCCGCCTGTGCGTTTTAGGTTGATAGCCATGTCACTTTCTCCAACATCACCGTCGGACAATTCCGGTTGCGATGTGCTTGCATCCTAAACGATGGCGTGCTAACAATCAAGCCACAATGAGCAAAAAAAATATCAAATTGCGGGAAGCCAAGGCATCCGGGCTAAAATTTTATGAGTCCGATGTCATATGCGGTGCCGGCCACGTTCCGCACATAAGGCGCGTTTGCACAAACGTGTGCGTTGCATGTGAACGAGCGCGCAACCGCAATCCACGCGTGATTGCATATAAAAAGGCACATTATCAAGCTAACAAAGAACGCAATCTTGCGCGGGCCAAAGAATGGTATGTGGCCAATCGAGAAAGCGCCATCAACAGAGCTTGTAAATATCAAAAAGCCAATTTGCCTAAACTAATTAAACAACGAGAAGCTAAAAAGCGCGAAAAGGCCAAAACTGATCCGCGCATTACTTTGCGGGCTAGAATAAAGGCCCAATTGCAAAAATCATTGCGTAATATAGGTGCGGAAAAAAGAGGTAGGTCAAGTTTGACTATTATAGGTTGCACATTGGAACAGTTAAAAAGCCATTTAGAGCGTCAGTTTGTGCGCGGCATGACATGGGACAATCGCAGCCTTTGGCATATTGACCACATTATCCCTCTTGCATCTGCGGAAACTGAGAAAGATGTTTTGAGGCTTTCACACTTTACGAACCTTCGTCCAATGTGGGCTATGGATAACATAAAAAAGAGCGACAATAGGGAGTTGCTGTTGTGACTGATGAAATTGCAATGATGCGCGCGGCGATGAGAGATATGAATATTAAAGCATTAGCGCGAAAAACCGGCTTAAGCCCGCACACTTTGTATCGTTTTATGCAAGGTAATCACACGTCAAATGTTGGAACAATTGCCGCGTTAAAAGCCTATTTTCAATCTGTGCAGCTTAAGGGTGTGGCAGCGTGAGTGATCTTACCAAAATCCTAGATGGCCCGTGGTCGCCACCAGCAGCGCCGCAGTTTGACCCGCCAGAGGTGCAGCTTGCCGCCGCGATGGAACAGGCGGGCATCAGGCCGCCGGCTAACATTAAACTTGATGGCAAACTGCACCGCTTTGACAGCTACACCAAAGGCAAGCCAGGCCATGACACATCGGGCTGGTATTGCGTGTTTCCCGATGGCGTTCCGGCTGGGCGGTTTGGGTGCTGGCGGGCGGCCATAGATAACACATTCCGCGCAGACATTGGCCGTGAGTTGACGATCCCAGAGCGCATGGCAGAGGCCAAACGGCTGGCTGAAGCCGTCAAGGCGCGCGATGCTGCCAAGGCCAAAATTCAGGAGGCCGTTGCAGACGTGGCGGAAACCATTTGGGCAAGCCTTGCCGGTGCGCCTGATTGGCATCCGTATCTGGTGCGAAAAGGTGTCAGCCCTAACGGCGCACGGGTGACAGGTGACGGGCGGCTTGCCTTGCCTATGTATGACCCAGCCGGGCATTTGGTTAGTCTGCAATATATCGACGGCGATGGCGGCAAACTTTATCACGCCAGCGGGCGGGCCACTGAGGCGCAATGGATCGTCGGTGATGACAACGGCGGCACCATATACGTTGCAGAGGGCTTTGCCACCGCAGCCACCATCACAGAGGAAACCGGCCAGGCTTGCGCCATTGCCTATTCGGCGTCCAACCTGCCAGCCGTGGCAAAGGCACTGCGGGAAAAGCGCGGCAGCTTGGCCGACATCGTGGTCGTCGCGGATCATGACAAAGGCGGGATCGGATTTAAATATGCCGATCAAGCCGCCGCTAAGTATGGCGTCAGGGTTGTGCGGGTTCCAATTGAAGGCATGGATGCCAACGATTATAAGGCGGGCGGCCATGATCTGATGGCCCTGTTAAGCCCGGCAGTTGATAGCGGCTGGCTGGTGCCGGCTGACACATTCTGCACGGAACCCGCGCCGATCCGCTGGCTAGTCAAGCATTGGCTGCAAGAGCAAGCCTTGATCATGGTTCATGGCCCATCAGGCGGCGGCAAGACGTTTGTGGTGCTGGATTGGAGCCTCCACATCGCAGCCGGGCTAACCGACTGGCATGGCCACAAGGTCAAGCCTGGCCCGGTGGTGTATCTGGCAGGGGAAGGGCATCATGGCTTGCGTTCCCGCGTTGCCGCATGGAAGCAACACAACAACGCCGGCAAGCTAGATATGTGGGTGTCAAAAGCTGGCTGTGATCTAAACACGCCAGAGGGCTATCAGAAGGCCGTGGAGGCCATCCGGTCACTGCCCAGCCCGCCAAGCCTAATCAATGTAGATACGCTGCACCGCTTCCTTGCTGGTGATGAAAACAGCGCACAGGATGCCAAGACGATGATTGACGCTTGCGCTGGTCTGATGCGCGAGTTCAATTGCAGCGTTTGCCTAGTCCACCACACTGGCGTTTCAGACGAAGCCCAGCACCGGGCGCGCGGATCATCAGCATGGAAGGGCGCGTTGGAAATTGAGATTAGCGTTGTCCCTGGCAAAAATGATGGGCCGATGCAGATTGTGCAGCGCAAATCCAAAGATGCAGAGGAAGCCAAGCCGGTTTATGTGACGCTGCAATCAGTGCCGATTGCCGGCTGGTTTGATGAGGATGGCGAACAGGTCACAAGCGCAGTCTTGGCGGCTGCCGAAGCGCCAGCGGTGCCAGAAAGGCAGGGGCCAGAGAATAAGGCGTTTACGGCGTTTACGGCGGCTTGGTGGGTTAGCGGCGCGGAAAATCCAGACGGCTGCCCCTATATCAGCCGCAGCGCATGGCTGGCATATCTTGAACAAAACTCGCCCGGCAAGGCGGAGCGCACATTGCGGAATCGCATTGATCCAAGCCGGTCTGACAGCCTCACAGCGATATTGATTCACGCCGGAATCATGGAGCGGCACAGCGAAGGCTATCGCATCATTTCGGAAAATCATGCCGGCCAACTGAACTTGGCCAAGCAGTCAGACATGGCCCCTATTGGCCCCTAAACCGGCCCCTGGGGAAATAGGGGCCAAGGGGGCAAAAAGCCGCTTTTCCGGCCCCTCCCTGCCCCTATATTCCTTAAGGAATAGGGGCAGAGGGGCCAAGCGGTGCGGAACATTTTAGGGAAGGAAGTTTTTTTTGAGGGGGGGGTATGTAGGGCAAAAAAGCTGTTGACATGGTAGGGCGTGTGGCCCTATAGCTTTGTGTGTCGAGGCGGTTACCGCTTTGACGACAACCGGGGCGCTGCCCCACCTAGAAGGGAACTACCAATGAACTGCCACCGCATCACATACACCAGCAAATACGGCGCTTCCTGCATGGGCCGCGTTTACGGAGCGCCGGATTGTGACAGCGCCGCCATCTGGCTTAACGCACGTTATGATGGTCTGACTATCCGCGCTGTGGATGCCATAAACGAAAACGCCGCACGTTTCTGGGGTGAACAAGACCTTGGCCAGTTTGGTCGATAAGTTACAACGGGCCGGCCACAGCGCCGGCCCATCTAACTGGTCAAAAAAAGCGTTACGGGGCGAAAAAAGCGTTTGACATAGTAGGGCGTCTGGCCCTACAAGGATGTATCAGCAACGGGGCATTGCCCCACCAACAAGGGAACAAGCAGATGAAAAACGCCACAGCTTTTGAAATTAACTACATCGCCAAAAACGGATGCAGCACCGTCAAACGGTTTGCGACCATTGAAAAGGCCCAAGATTGGGAAGCAAAGCACTCGGTCACGACGCGATACATCGGCCCGCGCCGCCCTCCGGGTTGGGCAATCGGCAAATGACCCCCGCCCAAGTCCAGGCAGCCCGCCTAAGCCTAGGCATGTCACAGCGCCAGCTTGCGGAAACGCTTCGCATGGGGCTGGATGGTGGCCGCGCAGTGCGGCGGTGGGAATCCGGTGATCGGCCAATCAGTGGGCCGGCGTCTGTGGCGATTGAGGCCATGTTGACAGGATGGCGGCCAGCATGACCCACAACGACCAGATCGGCGGTGATCACTACGCCAGCAAGGCGGTGCAGCCTTGGGATGCGATGGAGGCGTGGATGAGCCGTGAGGCGTTCATCGGCTATCTGTGGGGCAACGTGATCAAATACATGGCGCGGTGGAAGGACAAGGGCGGGGTGCAAGACTTGGACAAAGCGGCGCATTATCTGGCCAAGATGCGAGAGGTGGTTGCTACATCACCGCAGATCACTTAAGGTGCGATCATGCCACGCAAGCGACCTTGGGCATGGGACAAGTTGAGGCTTCGCATATTGCAGGAAGAACCGCTTTGTCGCATATGC